AACGACAGCACAGACACGGTAACGATCACGAACAGTGCGCCAGATCAAACCGTTTCGCTGACCGGGGCTGGTACTACCAGCATCTCTGGGACATACCCTAACTTCACGGTCACATCAAACGATCAGTACGTTGGTACTGTCACTTCTGTTGGTGGCACTGGTACGGTAAATGGAATTACTTTGAGTGGCACGGTTACCTCTAGTGGTAACCTTACTCTTGGGGGCACTCTTTCTGGTGTGAGCCTAGCAACCCAAGTCACTGGCACACTGCCGATTGCCAATGGTGGTACAGGCCAGACAACTGCTAACGCTGCGTTCAACGCTCTTGTACCTAGCCAGTCATCTCAGTCTGGGAAGTTTCTCACTACAGATGGAACCAATACATCATGGGCCACTGCTAGTACAACGATCTCTAATGACACGAGCACTAGCAGTTTTCTCTATCCGTTGTTTTCAGCAGCTACTTCTGGCACGATCACAACAGCGTATACCAGCAATGCAAAATTGCTTTACAAACCAAGTACTGGAGAACTTGAATCATCTGTATTAGTTGCAGACAACGGCATTATGGTCAATAGCTCAACTATTTCTACGAGCTATACGATTGCCTCTGGTCAAAATGGTCTTAGCGCAGGAAACGTAACGATAGCTAGTGGCGTTACTGTCACCGTCTCATCTAACCAGAGATGGGTTGTGGTTTAAGTGGAGAGCATCGTGGAGCCAACAGAAATTGACCCAATCAAGTACGGTGTACTTTGGGAGCGTGTCCAGAACATGGACAAGAAGATCGACAAGATGGAAGGTCAGATAGAGGAGTTGCTCGCGCTCGCCAACAAGGGCAAAGGTGGTTTCTGGATGGGGATGACTATTGCCAGTTCAGTCGGTGCTGCTGTAGCATGGCTAGTAGGACACTTTAAAGGCGGCTGAAATGATTGATCCAATAACCGCACTCGCAGCCATCTCGTCAGCCGTTGAGCTTGTAAAAAAAGTCTCTGCAACTGTTGACGATGTGACATCGCTCGGGCCGGTGTTGGGCAAGTATTTTGATGCCAAAGCTGATGCGATTGAGGTCGTCCAAAAGTCTCAGCGTGGCGAGTTTAAGGGCAGCGCATTGGGCAAGGCTTTGGAGCTAGAAATGGCGCTTGAACAAGCTCGTGAGTTTGAAGAGCAGGTAAAGATGCTGTTCTTTCAGTCCAACAAAATGGACGTTTGGGCCAGAATTGCAGCCAGGGCGCAAAGGATGGAAGCAGATGCAGCGCACGCTGCTAGACGCAAAAAAGAGGCTGACAAACGCAAAAAAGAGGAAATGGACGAGCTTTTTATTATCATTGTCGGCCTATTGGTCGCCTTGGGATCGATTGCAGCCGTTATTTGGGCGCTTCTTGAAGGAATGAACCAGTGACTCCAGAGCTACAACGCTACTACGAAGACAGATTTGACCTGTTGTCACAGCCTGGATGGGCCGATTTGATGGAAGATGTTGACAATATGTTGGCATCTATGAACAATGTAAGTAGTATCCCTGACGAAAAGGCTTTACAATTTCGTAAAGGTGAGATTTCCATTCTTACTTGGCTAAAAACCTTGAAAAAGGTCAGCGAAGACGCATACGAGGACTTGAATGCGAAGAATGTATGAATTTGTCTGCGAATGCGGACAGCGCACTGAGAAGCTAGTTGGTTATGAGACAGCTACTGTTCAGTGTGGGTGTGGTGGCATCGCCCATCGCATCATGAGTGCTCCTAAATTCAAACTTGAAGGATGGTCTGGTGCTTTTCCGAGCGAACATGGTCGGTTTGAGCGCAAGCACATCGAAAAGTTGAATGCGGAGCGCAAAGCCAACTCATAAGTCATTGGACCGAGTTGAATCTCCTACAACCATTTTTGGCAGGAAAAAACATGCTGATTGACAAAGAACCTGACGAGCTAGGCGAACTTGAAGTCGAGGCGGCGAAGTCCGAACTCCCTGAAAAGTACAGGGACAAAAGTTTGGAAGAGATCATTCGGATGCACCAGGAGGCTGAAAAGCTGATTGGTAAACAGGCCCAAGAGGTCGGTGAGGTCCGAAAACTCGCAGATGAGCTTATAAAGCAGAACATCAGTTCTAAGCAACCAGCAAAACAGGAAGAACCTGAAGTAGACTTCTTTGAGAATCCTCAAAAGGCGGTTCAGGCAACCATAGAGAAGCATCCTGATGTCCTTGCTGCCCGTCAGGCCAGCATGGAGTTCAAGAGGCTGCAGATTCAGCAGAAGCTGACGCAAGAGCATCCCGACTACACACAAGTGGTTGGCGACTCGGAGTTCCAGAACTGGGTGAAAGGTTCATCTGTTCGTTTGGCGCTCTACGCGAAGGCCGATTCTGAGTTTGACTATGACTCTGCCAACGAACTGTTGTCGACCTTCAAGCAACTGCGCGGGGTGAAGTCCAAGCAAGCAGAGCAAGCAAGCGATGCAAGTAGGGCTAAATCAATGAAAGCCGCACAAGTTGATGTTGGTGGATCTGGAGAGAGTTCTAAGAGGGTTTATAGACGTGCCGACCTGATTCGGCTAAAAATGACGGACCCTGCTAGGTATGAGGCTTTGAGTGACGAGATCATGCAAGCCTATTCCGAGGGGCGAGTCAAGTAAACAACCTTTGTTTCTTGGAGATTTAACATGGCAAACACTGCTTTCGCACCGAACAATGCGGTTACCACCACTTCTGCAGCAAACTTCATCCCCGAAATTTGGAGTGATGAAATTGTTGCCGCCTTTAAAAAGAACCTCGTTCTGGCCAATCTGGTCAAGCGTATGTCTTTCAAAGGCAAGAAGGGTGACACCGTTAACATCCCGTCCCCCGCTCGTGGCACCGCCAACGCTAAGGTGGCTACCGATGCCGTTACTCTGATTGCAGAGAGCGACACCAATATTCAAGTGCTGATCAACAAGCACTTTGAGTACAGCCGCTTGATCGAGGACATCGTTGAAGTGCAAGCCCTGACCAGCCTGCGCGCTTTCTACACGGAAGACGCTGGTTACGCCCTGGCTCGTCGCATGGACACGGACCTGGTTCAGCTTGGTCGTTATTTTAACGGCGCAACCGTTGGCACGAACGACTACGCTACCAGCAACACCTCGACCAAGGCGTTCATCGGCTCTGATGGCACGACTGCTTACAACAGCACCTCGTCCAACGCTGCCGCTCTGACTGATGCTGCTATCCGTCGCACCATTCAGCGCCTGGATGACAACGACGTTCCCATGGACGGCCGTTTCTTCCTGATTCCCCCGTCGAGCCGCAACACCCTGATGGGTCTGGCCCGTTACACCGAGCAAGCATTCGTTGGCAACGGCGATGCTATCCGCAACGGTGAGATTGGCCAACTGTACGGCATGGCAGTGTTCTCTTCGTCGAACGCTGACTCTGGTGCCGGTAACTCTGGCAATGACCGTATCTGCCTGATGGGCCACCGCGATGCGATGGTTCTGGTTGAGCAGCTTGGCATCCGTTCGCAGACGCAGTACAAGCAAGAGTACCTGGGTACCCTGTTCACCGCTGACACGATCTACGGTGTGAAGGCTCTGCGTACCAACGCTACCAGCACTGCTGCTGACGCTTCCGCTGCTTTTGCCCTGGCTGTCCCGGCCTAATTGCAGTTGTCCCCTCCCCTTCGGGGGAGGGATCTTTTTCTTATAGGAGATTGAAATGGCTGCTGCAACCGCTGTTGTTTCCCGTCGTGGAAACGACCAATTCCGAGGCTTGTTCTCGGACACCTGGGAAGTGCAATGTACTCTTGACGCTGGCGCAGTTTCGGCTGGTGCTACCGACACGGATACGGTCACGGTTCCTGGTGTTGCACTGGGTGATATGGTTATCGGTTTTTCGCATGGCGTTAGCGAGGCTGGTCTGGTCAAACGGGCCTACGTTTCTGCTGCCAACACGGTGACTATCGTTACCTACAACCCGACTGCCGGTTCTGTGAATCTGGCATCAACCACTGTTACGCTCATTATCGGGCGCGCTGTGTAAGGACGGGGGGCCACAAGCCCCCTGTTTTCTTCGGAGGTGTAAATGGTTCCTCAGACTTTTCCCTCTAACAACGGGAAGATGGTTGTTTTCAAGATCACGACTCTTACAGGTCTGACTCGTTGGTCCGATTACATCCCCGTCAAAACTGCTGGTTCTCCTGGAATTCTCAATTCCTATGATGGGAACATTGACGCAGACATCCTTGGGTCAACCACTGGCAAGAAAGCCTGGATTGACTACATCCCTGTTTACGAAGACGCATCAGCAACCAAAGCATGGCTTGTGAGTGCTGATGGGTACATCCCTATCTACGGATAAGACAATGGCAACCTATCGTTGTTTGGCAAGTGGCAATACGGTTTCGTTCACTTACACGCACGACATTGAATCCATGAAAGGTCACGCTGGCTACATTCAGATTGATGAGCCAGAGCCTCAACAGGAAGAAAGCCGTCCTCTTCCTATGACTGCCCCTGTGGTGGCCAAAAAGCCCGGACGACCACCTAAACAGCAAAAAGGCACCTAGTATGGGAATGCTCTCAGGGCTTGTGTGCCCAATCGCTACACAAGACGTTCATGTCAACCTCAAGAACCGCAATCATGCGTTCAAAGAGTACGGCTATGGACCGCCGAACCCTGACGAGCCAAACACCGCTTTTTGGCTGAAAAAAGCTAAGATGTACAACGCACCTACTGACGCGATCAAAGGGATGCGGTGTGGCAATTGTGCGGCTTTTATCCAAACTCCAAAGATGATGGAATGCATCATTAAGGGCTTGGAAAATGACGATAGTCAATACGACAATGAGGACGAGATCGAGGACGAGATCGAAGACGAGATCGAGTACGAAGTTGAAAACGAGACTGAGTACGAGAATGAGAATGAGTTGTCCTATGACAAGAAGTTTGTCAAGGCGGCAGATTTAGGTTATTGCGACCTATTTCACTTCACTTGTGCAGCGGCCCGTACTTGTGATGCTTGGAAGTCTGGTGGGCCTATCACAAAGGATTGATCATGTACGGCAAAATGTCTGCTCCCAAAATGGGTAAGAAAGAGTCTAAGTCTTCTGGCGCAAAGAAGGCTATGCCTGTGGCCATCATGGTGGCTGTTGGTAAGCCTAAACCGCTGCCCAAGCGTGGTCAACGTGCAATGACCAACAAGATGAGCCGTGGCAAATGAAAACCAAAGCTGAAAAGAAGATCAGCAAGGTTATGCGAGAGTACAAGGCTGGCAAGCTGCACTCTGGGTCTAAGAAAGGCCCAGAAGTGACCTCTCGCAAGCAAGCCATTGCCATTGCATTGTCTGAGGCCGGGAAGTCCCGGAAGAAGAAGTGAAATCCAAAGTCAACGCTGCCAAGAATTACACGAAACCTGCCATGCGAAAGGCTCTTTTTGAGCGGATCAAAGGGCAGGCTATTCAAGGCACGGCGGCTGGTGAATGGAGTGCCCGTAAGGCCCAGTTGTTGGCCAAGGAGTACAAAGCCAAGGGTGGGGGGTACAAGTGAAAGCCACTCAGAAATCCCTCAAAGATTGGACAGCGCAGAAATGGCGTACCAAGTCTGGTAAGCCATCTAGTGTTACGGGTGAGCGTTATTTGCCAGAAAAGGCTATTAAAGCGTTGACTCCTGCCGAGTACGCTGCCACCACTAAGGCTAAACGTGCTGGCAAGGCATCTGGAAAGCAATTCGTTGCTCAGCCAAAGAAGATTGCTCAAAAGACGGCGAGGTATCGATGAAAACCGCTGCTTGGACTAGGAAAGAAGGTAAAAATCCTGCTGGTGGGCTTAACGCCAAAGGCAGAAAGTCCTATAATGAGTCTACAGGCGGGAACCTAAAACCTCCCGTCAAATCAGGCGATAACCCACGAAGGGCCTCCTTCCTAGCGCGTATGGGCAATATGCCCGGGCCTGAGTACAAGAATGGCGAACCCACTCGCCTTCTTCTGTCCCTCCGAGCCTGGGGTGCATCGTCCAAAGCAGATGCAAGGTCGAAAGCTAAGGCGATCTCAGCGAGGAACAAGAAGTGAGGCCAGTTTCCGTCGGTGTAAATCCAACAGCGGCAACGCTAACAACCGTTTATACGGTTCCGACGGGTTACTACGCCAAGTTCACGGTGATGTATATCCACAACACTGGTGGATCGACAAAGCACATCACGGTGCAGTGGATTGACTCCAGCGCAAGTGCCACTTACGACATTCTGACAGAGTACACCTTATCAGCTAAGAACTACTTGCAGTTCGATGGCAATGCGTACATTGTGTTGGAAGAAGGTGATTCGATCAAGATTACGACTGAATCTGGCAGTACGTTTAGCTTCATCGCCACCTTTGAAGAAACAGGATTGACACGGCAATGACCTACCTAGAACTCATCAATGATGTGCTGATTAGGCTGCGGGAGACTACCGTATCTACCAGCACGGAAACGACCTACTCAACTCTGATTGGAAAGTTCGTCAACGATGCCAAGCGCCAGATTGAGGATTCTTACGCCTGGAACGTATTGGGACAGACTCTGACGTTCAACACCGTTGGCGGTACTTACATCTACTCGATGACTGGTGCTGGTCAGAAGTTTCAGGTGATGGACGCACTCAATGTAACGTCTAATGTTGGCTTGCGGAACATCAGTTTTGTGGAGATGAACCGTCTGCAAAACTTCTCAACTCCGCTTTCTGGGATTCCAGAGGCTTACACATTTGATGGTGTTGATGGCAATGGCGACACTAAAGTAGTTCTGTTTGGTCGGCCAGATGGTGTCTACACAATGAACTTCAGCCTGACAGTGCCACAGGCTACTCTGTCGTCGGACAGTACATCTGTACTGGTTCCAGACGTTCTGGTGGTACAGAATGCCTATGCTCGTGCCCTGGTGGAGCGCGGGGAAGATGGTGGGTTAGCTTCATCGGAGGCTTACCAGCTTTATAGAGCCATGCTAGCAGATTACATCGCTCTTGAAAGCACTCGTTACCCTGAGAACCAAGAATTTGTTGCGATATGAGTGAGCCGCTTCAGATTGCCAGCATTTCAGCCCCAGGCTTTTTCGGGTTGAACACGCAAGACTCGCCTCTTGATCTGGCGGCTGGCTTTGCTCTTGTTGCGACGAACTGCATCATCGACCAGTATGGCCGCATCGGCTCTCGCAAGGGCTGGTCTAAGGTCAATAGCTCTTCTGGCAATCTTGGGGCTAATCCTGTTGGTGTGATCCATGAGCTTGTTCAGTCTGACGGCACACTGACTGTATTGTTCGCAGGCAATAACAAGCTGTTTAAGCTCGATGGAGCTAATGCTGTCGTGGAATTGACCTACGGGGGGGGTGGGACGGCTCCTACGATCACTGCTAACAACTGGTCGTGCGCTTCCCTCAATGGCATCACCTATTTCTTCCAAACGGGCCATGATCCGCTGATCTATGACCCCGCTGTTAGCACTACGACCTATCGTCGTGTGAGTGAGAAAACAGGCTATGTCGCTACGGTGCCAAGCGCCAACATCGCTTTGTCAGCTTTTGGTAGGCTGTGGGTAGCCAATACATCCACAGTCAAGAACACGGTCTATTTTTCTGATCTGCTGGCAGGCCATGTGTGGTCTACTGGCACTGCTGGCTCTCTCAATGTGGACAGGATCTGGCCAAACGGCCCTGATGAGATCCAAGGCCTTGCTGCTCACAACGGCTTCCTGATCATCTTTGGCAAACGGCAGATCCTGGTCTATCAAAATGCCACTACGCCCTCTACGATGAGCCTGAGCGACACTGTAGGCGGGATTGGATGTATCGCACGGGATACGATTCAGACCACGGGCAAAGATGTGCTGTTTTTGTCCAACTCTGGTGTCAGGTCGTTTGCCAGGACTATCATTGAGAAGTCTGCACCGCTTGGCGACTTGTCTAAGAATGTCAGGAACGACCTCATAACGATCATCAATGGAGAGACACTTGCGAACATCAAGTCTGTCTATTCTGAAAAAGATGCGTTCTATTTGCTGACGTTCCCATCTGTGAAGGGTGTGTACTGTTTTGATACGCGCCAACAGCTTCAAGACGGATCGTTTAGGGTCACATCATGGGACTCGATAGAGCCTACGGCATTGCTTGCCAGGAGAAACGGCGATATTTTGGTTGGCAAGACTGGCTACATCGGTAAGTACGATGCCTACTTGGATGATACGACATCATATCGAATGATGTACTACACCAACTATGCCGATCTCAATGAGCAGACTGTTACGTCTATCCTGAAAAAAATCAAAGTTACAGTGATCGGCGGGACTAACCAATTTGTCACTGTAAAATGGTCTTTTGACTTTACATCTGCATATCAATCAGCAAATGTATTGATACCGACACAAGGCATTTCAGAATACAACATTGGTGAATACAATATTGCTCAATACTCTAACGGCATTCTTATTCAAGAATTGAGTTGTCCAACATCTGGATCTGGTAAATTTGTACAGAGTGGATATGAAGCAACGATCAATGGATCTGCTTTGTCCATCCAGAAAATTGAGATCCAATCGAAAAATGGGAAATTGGCATGAGCAACTACACCAAAAGCACCAACTTTGCGACTAAAGACGCTCTTCCTTCTGGCAATCCACTCAAGATTGTCAAAGGTACTGAGATTGACACTGAGTACAACAACATTGCGATTGCCATTGCGACGAAGGCTGATCTAGCATCACCCACGTTCACTGGCACTGTTACTACAGCAGCATTGACGGCCACTGGTGCGTTTACTGGCACTTCTATATCTGGCACTTCGCTGACTGCATCAGCAGACTCCAGCTTTACCTCAACTGGTGCCGTGTTGTTGTCTAAGGGTTCTACGGCACAGCGCCCTGGTTCTCCAACTTCTGGCCAAGTTCGCTTCAATACGACTAACACGGAGTTTGAAGGATACAACGGTACTGCGTGGGGAGCAATTGGTGGCGGGGGAGCTTCTGGTGGCGGTGGAGATGATGTTTTTTATGAGAACTCACAGACTGTGAAAATTGAGTACTCGATCTCTGCCAACAAGAACGCAATGTCTACTGGGCCGATCACCGTGGCCTCAAGTTTTGAAGGCACTGGGGCTATTTCTGGAACTACACTCACCATTAGTGGAAGCACTGGCGGTGGTGTGTTGGTCATTGGATCACTTATTAGTGGAACTGGAGTGACTGCTGGTACGGTTGTCACTGGATTTGGCACTGGAACGGGGACAACTGGAACTTATGTTGTCTCGCCATCTCAAACAGTTTCTTCTACCACTATCACAACCACTGTCGCAGTCACAGTACCAACTGGCTCGCGTTGGGTAATCATTTGAAAGGACAGACATGGCCTCTTTAGTTCTCTCTGGCGACACTTCAGGAGCGATCACTGTCTCGGCTCCTGCTGTCTCTGGATCAAACACGCAGACGCTAGTGGCAGTTACTGGGACGCTAGCACCAATTGTCGCTGCTACCGCTCAAGCATCGACCTCTGGCACCAGCATTGACTTCACCGGCATTCCGTCGTGGGTGCGACGCATCACGGTGATGTTTGGAGCCGTTAGTACAAGTGGTTCCAGTAACTTTTTGATACAACTTGGTGATGCTGGTGGCATTGAGACTACTGGATACGATTCTAGCGCCGAATATGGGGGCACTGCCGCTGCGTCAAGTTCTGGAGCGATTGTCAGAAACATAGGTGCGTCTGACAACAACATTGGATCAGTGGTTTTTTCGCTACTGGGTAGCAATCGGTGGATTGGTTTTGGCGTAATTCGTCCCATAGTCGCTGGCGGTACGGGTGGAGTGTGTGCGTCTAGTAAAACACTTTCTGACACCCTTGATCGCGTTCGCATCACTACGGTCAACGGCACTGACACCTTTGATGCCGGTTCCATCAACATCCTTTATGAGTGAGAACTAATCATGGCTGGAACAGTAATCGCAGATCAATTAGAAGCGGCTAGCACTAGCACCCTAGTCCTCAAGAATGGCGTTTCCGGTACGCCTCCAACGGTTCAGGACAGTGCTGGCACTCAGATCGGAACTTTCTGCCGTGCCTGGGTGAACTTTAATGGCACGGGTACGGTTGCAATTCGTGCTTCGTTCAACGTGACGAGCATCACGGATAACGGTACGGGTGACTACACGGTGAACTTCACGACGGCGATGCCTGATGCGAACTACGCCGTAGTTGCAACGGCTATTGATTCCGGTAGTACAAACGCTCGACTAGTCAACTCTATCAACACCGCAGCATCTGGCAGTTATCGCTTCACAACCGGCTATGTATCTGGAACTGGAGGCCAAGGGACGGTATTTGATGTTGCCAACGTGTCAGTAGCCATCTTCCGTTAAGGACCAACCATGAACCAACGCATCATCTACCCCAACGACGATGGCAGTGTGTCCGTCATCATCCCAGCAGATTGCGGATTGAGCATCGAACAAATTGCAGCCAAGGACGTTCCAGCAGGCAAGCCATTCAAGATCATTGAGGCTTCTGACATTCCGTCTGATCGCACATTCCGTGCTGCATGGACTGCTGACTTTTCAGAGGTGACTGCATGATTACTATTGACTTTGCAAAGGCACAAGCCATCACGAAGGATAGGTTGAGGGCTGAACGTGCGCCGTTGCTGGTTGCTCAAGATGTTGCGTTTCAACGCGCTCTTGAGGCTAGTGGAGACACATCGGCTATCGTGGCTGAAAAACAGCGTCTGCGAGACATCACGAATCTGGTAGACGGATGCACAACTTTGGATGAACTCAAGGGGCTGTCATGTCAGTTGTAATCAATGGTAGTGCTGGTGTAACGACCAACAGCGGGGCCGTGTATGACGGTATCCAGCGTGGTACAGCCGTAGCTTCAACGTCTGGTACGTCGATTGACTTCACCAGCATTCCGTCTTGGGTGCGCCGGATCACGGTGATGTTTAACGGGGTGAGTACGAACGGAACAAGTAACTTGCAGGTTCAACTGGGTTCTGGTTCCCCAACAACAAGCGGATATTTAGGTTCGTCTATTGCGTCAACAGCTGCTGGAAATAGCGCCGCAACTTCAACAACAGGTTTTGTTGTACTTTCTGGCGTTGCGACTTATTTGTTTAACGGAATCGGTGTGTTTACTAATTTGACTGGCAATACTTGGGTTGGAAGTATAAATGTTGGTCAATCAGATACTGCCAGGGTGTCAAGTGTGTATGCTTCAATCGCGCTGGCTGGCACCCTTGATCGCGTCCGCATCACCACAGTCAACGGCACTGACACCTTCGACGCTGGCTCCATCAACATTTTGTACGAGTAAAACAAAACCTGGATGTTCTGCGTGAAAACACCAGTTGTCATCAGAAAAGAGTACATCATGTACCTTGAACTCTTTGACAACATGTTGTGGTTTCACACTGATGTGAACAAGTGGAGTTCTGCTGTCAAGCGTAAGTTTTTGCAGGACATGAGGACACTGGTTGGATTGATTGGGATGCCCCTCTTGGCTTTTGTTGAAGCGAGTAATAAAAAGTTGATGAAGTTTGCGGAAGTTCTTGGCATGACAAAGGAACAGAAAGTGACCGCATCAAACGAGGAACAAGCCTTTATTTATTGTTGGAGATAATCATGGGTTCTCTAGTATCTGCCGGTCTTGGCTTAGCTGGAAGTCTTATTGCTGGCCGCTCAGCACAACGAGCCGCACAAACCTCTGCTAATGCACAACTTGAATCGGCCCGTATGGCGGCTGAGGAGGCGCGGTTCCGTCCAGTAGGCATTACTACTAGGTTTGGTCAATCGACGTTCCAGACCAGCCCTGAAGGCCGCGTAACGGGTGCTGGTTACGAGTTGTCGCCTGAGCTTCGTGCCTACCAAGACCGACTGATGGGCTTGACGGGCATGGGCTTGGCGCAGGCAGAGGCTGCACCTGAGATGTACCAGCCGCTGATGGCTGCTGCTCCTGGCCTGTTTGGGCTGGCTCAAGGCTATCTGGCAGAGACTCCACAGCAGGCTGCTCAACAGTACATGGCTCGTCAGCAAGAACTGCTGGCTCCTGGCCGTGAGAGGCAGCTTTCACAACTTCAGAACCGACTGTTCCAAACTGGCCGTGAGGGTCTGGCTATTGGCGCTACTGGTGCCCGTCCTAGTGGCGCTGCTGGCCTTGGTGCTGC